TTAATAACCCTAATAAGGCTCAGGCAGAGGAGGTTAAAAACCTTGAAAAATCTCTTTCTGATCTGCAGGATAAATTAAATATAGCTGAGAGGGCAGGTAGAGAAAAGCAGATTATCTACCTCCAATCACCTGAAGGTAAGAAGTCAACACTTCCTGATCAGCTTATAGATATTTATAATGAGAGTATCAATCAGGAGGATCGATGAGAGTTGCTACACTGTTTATTGCGTGCTTGTTATTATGTGGGTGTGCAACCAGTGTTGAGAAAGAATACAAGATTGACCCTCCAGATGTAGGAAGGTTGATTGTTAAACCCCCAGAAGGTGCCATGAAACCACCTGCTAAAGCTATGCCTTTGAAGAAAGGTGCGCCAGACGCAGTGAATTCTGGCATTATGAGGGATAATAATCTGTCTTGTAGCAATGATAGAGCTAAATTGATCATTTTGCAAGACTATATTAGAACACTGTTTCCAAAGGAGAGAGGTTAATGTCTAAGATTTACGGACCGTGTTCTGAAAAGCAGAAGATGATCCTCGAAAACGATGCAGATATTTTGGTAATCGGCGGTGCCGCAGGGTCTGGCAAGTCGTTTCTCTTGCAGTTGATGCCGCTTAAAATTATTGATGACCCCCACAGTTCTGTGGTTATGTTCCGAAGAACAACCCCACAGTTGGAAGGTGAGGGTGGACTATGGCCTAAAGCAGTAGCTATTTATAGTGATCTGCCTGAAAACATTAAGCCAAAGTTCAGAGAGAAGGATCATAAGTTCATTTTTCCACGGTTTGATCCTAACACTGGTAAGTGGGATAGAAGCAAAAAGGGAGCTGTTGTAAAATACTGCCATATGGAGTATGTACAAGATAAGCTTAACCACCAGGGGCTTGAGTACACCATGGTTTGCTTCGATGAGGGTTAATTTGTAGCTCTCGTAAAACCTCCCTAATTGCGGGGAAATCTTTATTATTGACACCACCAATCTGTTATGGTAACATAATAGAGGCTTCGAAGAGAGATCGAAGGTATGGTAACAGTGTGTTAATTTAGATAATCCGCAGCGAAGCATCCGAGAGGATGAACGTTCAACGACTAGTCGAAAGACGTAGAATCAAGCGATTCGAAACGGGAGGATGAATGTGTAATACTAAAAAATGTATGGATTGCCAAAGAGTTCTACCTATTGATGATTTCTTTTTATCATCTAAGAGCAAGGATGGATACTCAGGTACATGCAAGGAATGCTATATGTACTACAGAAAGGGTGGATCTCGTAAAAACAAAGATATGGTTAAGAGAGATGACGCAGCATTGTTTATTCAAGACTTGCTGAAGAAAGGTGAACTTTTTGAATGCAAATCTTGTCATGAAAGTATGCTCGCTGATAGTTTTTACACAAAACGTGACTATGGTAAAGTATATCTGGTTACGAACAGGTGTAAGATGTGTGAAAAGTTTTATCAGATTGAGAAGAAATTTCACATAACAAAAGATGAATACTATCGTCTACTCTCAGATCAAGATCATAAGTGTGCCATTTGTAGAATATCTCTCGATGAGTATAGGACGCAAGGGTACAGAGATTTCTTTTGTGTTGATCATGACCATAAAACTGGTGCTGTAAGAGGGTTGCTTTGTGATAAATGCAACAGAGCTTTAGGTTTCTTCCAAGAAGATGAGGAAACTATTCTTAGAGCGGCAGAGTATTTACACATTCATAAGATATAGTCTGGTCTGCATGGAGACATGCAGCTGCCTGAAAATGGCGGGGCAAGACTAGCGACCTTGCCTGAACATAAACGACACAATTTGAGTGGGAGCAGATAGACTACCTGATGTCTCGTCTGCGATCTCAGTCAAAATATCCATCAAGAATGGTTATCAGCTGTAACCCCGATTCAGAACACATGCTTGCCAAACTGGTCAGATGGTGGTTGGACGATGAAGGGTATCCAGATCCGGAAAAATGCGGTAAGAAAAGATATTTTATCCGACGCGACGGTGAATTTATTTGGGGAGACTCTAAGGAAGAGTTGATAGAGAAATACACCACGGTTAACGGGCTGGGTGTAGAGATCAAGCCAAGACCGTTGTCATTCTCGTTCATAGGCGCAACAATATTCGATAATCCTGTCTGTTTGAGAGACAACCCAGAATACCTTGCTTTCCTCGAAGGTCTACCAGAGCTGGAAAAAGCTCAGCTTCTCCATGGTAACTGGTTTGCAAAGCCTGAGGGTGCAAACTATTTTCAAAGATCTTTCCTTCGTGATGCCGATAGAGTACCTCTTGGGTCAGTATCTTGCAGGGCATGGGATAAGGCAGGAACCGAGAGAACTTCCGGTAATAAATTTCCTGACTTTACCGCCAGTGTTAAGGTAAGTAAAGATAGCGACGGATTTTATTACCTGTCAGGGGATTATTGTCCTGAAAACGTGGATGACGGAAGGTATTCCACAGGTCTGGAAGGCAAGTTCTGTAAAAAGGCTGGTGAACGAGATGTGATCATCAGGAAACAGGCGCAGTTTGATGGTGATGATTGTATAATCGTATTCTCTGTGGACCCCGGTCAGGCAGGTAAGAGTGAGTTCTTAACCTCATCCAGATCCTTGCTCGCAGAAGGGTTCAGGGTTGAAGAAGACCCAATGCCTTCCAACAAGTCTAAACTGACAAGGTTCTCACCTTTTGCCAATCTTGCCCAACAAGGGATGGTGAGGATTGTAAAATCCAGTTTCCATCCTGATACTCTGGAAGCATTTCTGACCGAACTTGAAAAATTCAACGGGGAAAGATCAACATTTAACAGAAAAGACGACTGGGCCGACTGTGTAGCTTCTGCGATTAATTTCCTGGAGAAAGAGGAGGTAGCACTTCCTTGTGTGATTCCATCAATCTCATCACCTTCTATGTTCAAGCGTTTTATCTAAGTGTTGCCAATCTTAATTAGATGTGGTAGAATAGATTAATCGGAGATACTAGCCCTCTAACACGAGGGCTATTTTGTTATACTGTTTTGAGGGGTAAAGCTTGTGTCCAAAAAGAACCGCAGGAAACACAACGCCACAGCCAAAACTGTGAATAAATCTGGGAACGCAGGCGCACCAACTCATAATGTTCGTATGAGTGAGATCGGTTCTGGCGCACTTTCCCAAATTATGGCAGAATCTCAATCTATGATGGTTGAGGAATTGCGTTGGCCTCAGCTGATTGCCACAGTGGAGACTATGAAATGTGACTCCACAGTTGCTACTGCCTTAGATACAAAATATGTTTTCATCACGAAAGCATTCAATGATTTTAAGATCCTTTATAATGTTAAAAGTGAAGACTCTAAGAAAGCTGCCGAGCTTATAGAGTATTCTTTGCGTAATTTGGCAAACCAACAAACTCTTCGAGATATTGCAAGAAGCGCAGCTACCTTTAACGAGTATGGTTTTTCACTGTTTGAGAAAGTATACCGCAGAGAGAAAGAAGGTAAATATGCCGGGATGCTTCTTATCGATAAAATTGCATTCCGACCTCAGGCCAGCCTGTCCAGATCAGAGCCGTTTGTTTTTGATAAGAATAGCAGAACACTGACAGGTATTTATCAGTCACCTAATGCATTTCTAAACACTCAGAATGCACGCTGGGCTGGACCTCTTGCTGCAATGCCTTCAAAAGGCTTTAATGAGCCTGAAATTTTCATCCCTGCTAAAAAGCTTATGCTCATGACCCTGTCAGGAACAGAATCTAACCCTGCAGGTGTGTCACCTATGATAGGTTGCTACAGATCTTTCCGTGAGAAAGTTCTGATTGAAAACCTTGAGGTTGTTGGCTGTTCCAAAGACCTTGGTGGTGTGCTTGAGCTGAAAATTCCTTCCAATATTTTGAACAAGGCCAGCATTGACCCGAATTCAATGGAAGGGAGAATGGTTGCAGACCTTATGCTTGACGCAGCAAACGCCCATAGTGGTGAGCAAAGTTTCTTTATACTTCCGTCTGATAGAGATAAGTCTGGTAAAGAGCTTTACTCCATGACCCTGAAGGGGGTTGACGGTATGGGTAAGCAGTATTCCACTAAAGATTTGATTGATGCCCGTAAGAAGGCGATTCTTGACCGTTTCGGTGCTGGCTTTATTAACCTCGGTAACGATAACGTTGGATCCTTCTCTCTGTCTGAGTCAAAACAGTCTATCCATGGTCATTTTGTTCAGCGTGATATAGATATTATCACTGAAGCCTTCAATAAGGATCTTATTCCACAGCTTCTGGCATTGAATGGTATCATCCTTGAAGATGATGATATGCCTAAACTGAAACCTGGTCTGATTGAAGAAGTGGATATGGAGAGCTTCTCCAAGTTTGTCCAGAGGATCGGTGCTGTAGGTTACTTGCCAAAAACTCCTGCAGTAATTAATAAGATTCTTGAAGTAGGCGGGTTTGATGAAAGATTTGACGAGGACATGGATCAGGAAGAGCTGATGAAGCTCTTGGGCCAGGACATCAGTAGAGCTGGTGATGGAATGGCTGCAGGATCCACTGGCAACGGCACTTCTAAGATATCATCAACCAGAGATAATTCCATATCCAACATGGAAAATTAAAAATTATCAACACAGGGGGTTGCAAAACCTCCTTTGGCGTGATAAAATAATCCACATGGGGAATAAGATGCCACAGGAAGAAATGATTTCCTACGAAATCATCTACGAGCCTGACACTAAAGATGCTCACGGTGAGTGGATGAGTAAAGACACCATCAAAAAGGCTAAAGATAACTGGGACGCAGCATACGCTGCAGGCCTAGTTTCTGAAAACCTTTTCCACTTGACCTCTACAGATGCTTTCACTATTGAAAAGACGTGGATTCAAGAAGAGTTTGATGTTGTAGTAATTGGCACTGAGCAGGTCATCAAGGCTGGCTCTTGGGTTGCTAAAGTTAAATACAATAATCCTGAATTATGGGAAGCTAAGAAGGCTGGCATTGTTGGTGGCCTAAGCATTCAGGCAACAGGTAATGTTGATGAAGAAACTGGTGAAATTACCAACGTAAACTTCGGGATCAGTGTTGTAGAAGAGGGCAATGAATAATGTCTGAAAAAACGATTACTATTAAAGAGAAGGGGATTGCCCTGTGCCATAAGGCGCAAGGCTATAGCGCTAACAACAGACCTGTATCTCTTTTGATGAAGAGTGATCTTAAGCCTGAGCAGTTAACAGACGATATTGTTAAGGCACTTCGCCAAGTTACTGTGGAGCTTAGTTTTGAAGAATACCTGCGTCGTTTCTTCGATATGTGGTATGATGATGCTAAAGCACTTGCACACATGCTTGGTTTTGAGATTGAAGAGGAGGCTTGGGCTAAAGAGCATCCTGATTGGGAATGGGCGCAAGCTGACGCAGAGTCTTGTATTGCATGGCTGGAAGAGCGTTGTGATAACGTGACCATTCATAAGGCTGCAAAAGAAGGCAAGCAGCTTAGTGTGGTAGATCAGTACAGCCTGTTAAAAACACAACAGATTTTTGAACAAGTAACCGCTGATCTCTTCGATAAAGAAGGGAACCTGATCAAGGCGGTACAGGAACCTGCTGAGGTGGATAAAACTACCGAGGTGGATGATGTTGCAAAATCCGCAAATACCGAGGAGAATCCGGTGGACGTAACCAAAACTAAAGAGTATCTGGATCTGCTGAAGCAAGTAGAAGAGCTGAAAGCAACCCAGAGTAAAGCTGAAGAAATCATCAAGGCCCAGGTTGAAGTTGAAAAAGCTAAAATGCTGACTAAGGCTCAAGCTTTAAGCTTTGTTGGTGAAGAAGATCACGCAACCCTGGTTGACTTCATGCTGGAAAAAGCTAACGAACCTATCGTAGCTATGCTGGAGAAAGCTCAAGCAAAAATTGAAGAGCTGGAAGCAGAGGTGCATAAAACTAAAGAAGAGTTTGCCACCACTGAACATGGTAATGATGGCGAACCTGTTGTGGATGATATTGCGAAATCCGCAGAAGAAATTCTTGCTGAAAACGTTGCAAAAGCACTTGCTCGTGCACGTGCAGAATCTAACAAATAAGACATTAACGGGGGAAATAAATGATTACCGCTCAATATTCTGATATCGTGCTCGGCAAAGTTGATTCTAGCGATGCTGGCTACAATTTTAAAGAGATGGAAATTACACTGACAGAGCACCATCATGCTGGCACGGTCGTGACCAAAGATGGTAGCATTGCCAATCAGGACGGTTCAGACGCATACGGCGTTCTGGTGGATCGTGCTTTAATTCCAGACGCTGCTGGGAAAGTGCATATCGCTGAACCTCTTGGCACAAAGAAATATAAACTGGTTGTTGCTGTGCGTGGTGTTACTTTTGCCAAGGATAAATTGCTGGCAACTGGTGGTGCTAAAGCAGCACAGGCTGTGTTAGACACGCTTGAGGCTCTGGGCAACAAGGTTCAGGTCCAGACTCTTGGTGAAGAGTAAGCCCTAAATTGTTCGGGAAAATATTTAAGTTTTACTTTGGAGAAATAAATGATTACTCGTAAAGATGAATTTGGCATTGTTGATTTAGGTGCTACTCTGGACCTTGTTCCACGTCAATTCCGCCTGATTACTGGTATGGATCTGTTCGAAACCCGTCTCGGCACCTCAACAATTGCTCAGATTGAGCGTGTTGATGAAGTTGTAACCGACATTCCGGCACGCCGTCGTGGTGGTGAGCGTAACTACGTTGGTAGTGAACGTGCTCAGGTTAAAAACCTGAACATCCCGTTCTTCCCTCTGGACAAAGGCATCACTGCCGCAGATGTTCAGAACTTCCGTCGTTACTTCACTCCTGATGCTCCGAAAACTGTTCAGGACGTAGTAACCCGCGTTGTTCGCCGTATCCGTGTTTCTCATGAAGCACTGCGTGAGAAAGCGCTGTTCCAGGCTATTCTGGGTAAATCCTATGCACCTGGTGACACAACCTGTCAGTATGACTACTACACTCTGTGGGGCGTAGATCAGAAATCTGTAGAAATCGATCCAGCAAAAGCAGATCAGGACCCGATGGAAGTTCTGGAAGACGCTCGTCTGCATATCGCCCTGCAAGCTGGTGACAACGCTGCTGGCTACCGTATCGTGGCTCTGTGCTCTCCTGAGTTCTTCAGTGCAATCACTCACCACCCTCTGGTAGAGCTGGCATACACCTACTACGGCTCTGCTCAGGAACCTCTGCGTCGTCGTCTGGGTGCTGGCGGTCAGGACAGCGTTTATCGTGTGTTCGAACATAAAGGTATCACCTTTATCGAAGATATCTCTGGCAATATTCCTAAGAAAGAAGCTCGCATTCTGCCGATGGGTATTGATCAGATGTTCCAGCTGCACTTTGCTCCGGCAGATGATGTTAACGAAGCTAACACTCCAGCACAGGAACTGTATATGTGGTATAAACACTCTGCATACCTGCGTGAAGAGAAGATTGAATCTGAAACTTCTATGCTGGCAGTTAACACCCGTCCAGAGCTGGTTGTTAAAGCAACTCTGAAAGGTGGTGAATAATCACTGAGGTGATTCATCCCATATGGGGAGGGGGTTCTCCCCCTCCCTTTTTTATTTATTAGGGTTTAACAGGAGCGCCCCGTGAAGAGAGCCGTATATCCAGTTGAGTATGATCCTCTATTAAGAGTTTTCAACAATCAGTTAAGTTTTTATCAATTTTTAGCACAATATAATCCAGAAATCAATGTTGGTTTATCAGCCCTGCTGCCACCAACAGAATTCGTTATTGGCAGTGTTCACTATCCATGTAGAACGATTGTAGACTTCTTCGAGAAGATTGCAAAACATACAGGCCTGCCAATTGATACTGGTATTTCAACTATCCGTATGGGTGTTATTCTTCTGTTCTTCACAGAGAACCTTGATGAAAGCACTTTAACACTGCAAAGTGGGGATGTCAATATCACACTCACCCCGTCAGTGTTTAAAGAGGTAGATGCGGCTTTCCAAGTTTCCGTGGCAGAGGGCCATCTATGGGACCCTGTAGGGATGCCTAAAAAGGTGACCATAAACGATGAGCAATGCAACGTTGTTTATGAAGAAGATACCCAAACTTTCACCATTGAGTGGCCTAAGAAACGTTCT